TTAAAAGTTCTTGATTGTGTTCTCAGTCAGCTTCTCCCACTGGCTGGAGATAGAAAGTACATATCTGGGTTCCCCCTTTCCGTGGGCCTGTCCAGTACAAATCCGGGCCGTGTCCTCCAGGTTCTTCCATGCGTCCATAATGTCGTTGGCCACCGCCTTTTGGCGTACTGCGATCAACTCCCGGCGGGTCTGGGTGTCATTCGTGTCTTTCAGCAGCTTTTCGACGTGCTGAGCAATCAGCCGCCGCATGGTTGGGTTGTCCTCATATCGGTCCAGGAGCGCCCCCAGATCATCAACGGTCAGAATCCCGCTATTTAACAGCTCCAAACCGGCCCGGTCAATATCCTCCGGCCTGGCTTGGTTCACTTTGGCAAAAGCGCTCTTTAGGGCCTTGCCGATCTCCTCCATCTCCCGCTCGAAGTCCTCCCACGCAGCAGTCTCCGCTTTTTTAAAAGCGGCCTTTGCCTGATTATAATCATACTCTGCTTTCATGCCGAAGGTATCGGCAAGGCTGGGGTTCCTCTGAACGTCCTCCATATCCCTCTTTTTGGATAACATCAGGTTGTATGCCTCTGTGTATCGGGTCCTGGCCTCCTTGAAAGCGTAGTCCAGCCGGTCAGCAAACATTTTGTATCCACTCATAAAAACACTCCTTTTTTATTTTACCAGGGCACAGCTGCCATCCTCATAAAGGGCGCAGCTCTTGCCACAATGGGCCATACCGGGGAAGGGACAGGCCGCCCCGATCCCCATGTGCCGCTCCTTGATACCACACCCCACCTCGGGGATATACAGGGCACAGGACGTATCACAGCGGGCGTCGTACATCCGGCCTTTGAGCGGACAGGTCTTGTCCAGCTTCACCGGCCCCAGGTCCGGGGGCGGGGCTTGATTCTTTGCGACCTCGTTTACATCGTGGAGGGCGCTTTGCGGTATCATCCCTTTTGTGGTTCTTATCATTGGCTCATGTTCAATCATCTTCTGCATAGTAGTCCTCCTCAGATATTTGGGTAGATCGTTTTGGCCGGGGACAGATAGAAGTCAACCAGGGCCAGTGCGGCAAGCTCCAGATCGGTCATATCCATTTCTTCAAGGGGCGGTAACTGCTCCCCGGTACAGAGGGTAATAAAATCACGCTGCTCTCCTCGAAGCTGTCTCCTTGTGATTTCCCCAGCCCTCAAACGGTCCTCCCCTGTCACAATCCTGTCAATGGCTTCATCCACTTCCAGGGTCCGGGTGGGCAGCCGGTACACCCTTCCGCAAGTCACATAGTAATATTCCACACTCTCCTCCTTCTACTGTACACCAACGCCCACTCGGGCGTCCTCTGCGTCAATAACAGGCTTGAATACCTGAGCAAACTGGGCAAGGTCACCGTCAAAATGGATATGTATATTGGGCCGGACAATAATGGGCGTTTGCCGCCCGCTGTCGTTCCCGCTTGCGCCATAGCTGGCCGGGGGCGGTGCGGAGTAACCAGCAGACGGGGCCATGTCCGCCGTGGCGATTGCCACCCGGCTCTGGGCCGCTGGCATTGCCGCCGCAAGGTCGGAGATTACCCGCTCCCGGGCCACCGGCATTGATGTCTCTAGGGCAGATACTGACCGAGCGCGGGACAGGCCATAGGTGCTGATACCGCCATCCTCTCCGCCGTCGGACAGGGCCATTGGTGCCGCCGCCGGTCCGTCGCTCTGAGGGGAAACTCCGCCTCCACGGGGGGCAGCTCGCCGCCCGCCGCCCTGGACCGCTCCGCTGTAATCAGGGACTTCCGGCATTTTCATACTTTGCAGCTCTTTACCACGCCCAGTCAGGAAAGCGATTGCCGCCGCCAATGCCAGCACCGCCGCAATTACCACGCCAATGATAAGCAGCCACTGTCCCAACGTAAAAGTTACTGCCATTCCAGCAACAGAGAATGTTGTACTGACTGCGCTCGCCGCTCCAAGTGCTCCTGTGATTGCCGCTATGATACCTGCAATCGGGCTGATAACAGCAAGAAATGCCGCAACTCCTAAAACAGCCGCCTGCGCTCCATCGGGAATCCCATTAAACCAGTCCGTAAATGCGGTTGCCATTTCGGTCAATGTAGTTAAAAATGGCTGGATACTTTCCGCAAGCTCAGACATGCTCTCCTGAAAACGAAGGTTTGCCTCCCGGCTCTCCATGACAGCCGCATTGTTTTCACGGAAACTGTCTCCCGTTTCTCCGTAGACCACACCTAAATTTTTCATTATAAGCTCTGCCCGTGACCCTTCATCTCCCAGAAGCGCAAGGCTTTCATTAAACGCATCTTCTGACATTCCAGCCCAGTTGATAGCGTCCGCCAGCACACCAGTGACCTTGCCAGTTTTGGCGGTCTCGTTGGCCGCCTCAATCAGGCCCTCAATGGGCAGGGCGTCGCCGAAGGTGCCATACACACCTGCGGCAATCCGTGTCCATTTTTCCACATCCTCTGTATTTCTGGCCAGTGAGGCCAGAAGTTGGGAGGCTTCCGTCGCTGTGTCAATATCGCCCAGGATTTTGTAGAAATCGGTAAAGGCTTGGTTTGCAGTTTCAGCATTAAATCCCGCCGCCTCAAAGGCGGTATTCAGTTTGCCTTGCGCAACCCGGTACTCCTCTGTTGCGTCATTTAAACCCAACACCCACTGGACCAGGTCGCCGATTTTGCTGACCAGAAATTCCGCAGTGTCAGCGGCAAGCTTACCGGCCACCACTCCGCCCGCAATGCTGCTTGACAGAGAATCAATGCTCCCTGAGCTGTTTCCCGCAGATTCCCCCAGAGAATCAATTTTTTCGGAATAATCGCTAACTGAATCGCTAGCTTCATCCAGACTGTCGGCTAGGTCCTCATAGGCTGTTGCGTCTCTGTCCGCAATGTCGGCGGCCTTGGAGCGCTCCAGTTCGTCGTTTAGCTCTCTGGCACTCCGCTGGGCATCGTCCAGGGCATTGTTGACCCCATCAAGCGCACTTTCTGCAGCTCTGGAATCCTGCGCCATATTATCCAGGCTGTCGGCAACAGAATCCGCGCTGACCCCATTCCGCTCCAGCTCCCTGGTAACATCAGCCAAAGCGTCGGCGGATTGTTTGGCCTCCCCCTTCGCCTTTTCCAGGGCCTGGGCAAGGACTTGGTACATTGCGGCGTCCTTTTTCTCCATCCCAGCTTCTTTAGCCTGTTCCATCGCCTTGCTGAGGTCGGAAACTTCCTTCTCCGCCTCCGCAACCGCTTTTGTCAAAAGCTTCTGCTTTTCAATCAGAAGGTCGGTATTCTTGGGGTCCAATTTCAAGGCGTCGTTGACGCTTTTTAAGGAATTTGCCGTTTTTTTAGCTTCATCCTGAATGGTTTTATAGCCTTTTTGAATGTCGTTTTTAGAGAATTCAACACCAATTTTTACAGTGCCGTCGTTTGCCATCGTTATACCTCCGCCGGGTTATTGGTTCAACTTTGCCAGTTCCACAGCCTTTTGCATATCGGGATTGTTCAAGACCCCCTGCATCATTTCAAGGGACGGGGCGGCATAGACGGCCACAATATCCATACATGCTTTCAATACCAGGTTGACATCCGCCGTCTCCAGGTCCGGGAAAGCGCCGGGGGCCATCTCCTCCACAAATCTGTGCTGGCCCTCCATTACCTCCCTCCGGGTGATCTCGCCGGTTTTGCACCGCCTACCCAGAGCGGCCAGCCTTGACATTTTATCATCCACCGCAATGGTGCGGGTGGGCAGGATGTACTCTTTGCCGTTGATTGTTACAGTGTAATTCATTTTAAATGCTCCTCTCTATTCGCTCAGTAATTCATTCAGTGGCCCTTGCTCCAGGCCTCAAACCGCTCCACGCCGCCGCAGTTGGCAATCTGCCCCCGGATGCGCTCCAGCCTGGAAAGAATTGACATATATTCACCCCCCTTTGTAATCTAAAATGAACCGTTCTATGTCCTCCATACTCAAATCGAGACTGCCTGTCCCATCCAATGGATCATCCCGGTTAAACTCAGCCAGAAGCGCCGCTTTCTCCAGGCTGTCCATCTTAGAAAGCCTCTGCCCCATGTTGTACAAGCTCCGGGACAGTTCGTCCACGGGGGCCTCCTCCTCCATCCGCTTCCGCTCTATGGCTTCAGCCAGCGCCGCAAGCCGGGAATCAATACTTGCCATTGTGTACTCCTTCCATCGCCGTCTCCAGCTCTTGCAGCCGTGCCAGAATATCGGCCTGCTCGGTCAGTTTCATTCCGAACTCCAACAGACTCCGGGCCGCTGACACTCTGATTTGTCCGTTTTGCTCTGTGTCCGTCATGACCTCTTTCAGCGTGGACAGTGCTGGGCTCAAACTCTGCTTTGCCTGTGCCGCCGCTTCTGAAATCAGCCCTGAAAGAGCTTTCTGGTATTCCCGCTGAAATTCTTCATCATTCAAGTATCGTTTCAGGGTGGTCAGCCCTATGCCCGCTGTCTGTGCCGCCGCTGCCTGTGTGGGACACATCAGAAGGGCCTGTAATGCTTTGGTCTGTTTGACGTTCAATCCATATCCCCCCTCTCTTTTGGGCCAGAAAAGTCCGATTTTGCCGCTTTATAAAAAGGAATCCAATCCATTAGTCGCATAGTACAGAGCCATTCCCCACGGTTTCGGCGATGGAATAATACCGGTACCCCATCCTGGAATTTCTCACTGTCCCGGACGGCCTGGGCCATAGCCCCCGGGACACTCAACCGCTCCACTCTCTTTATTTCCGGGTGTATACCTGGGATGACCGCATCCGGGGTACTGCCAAAGCTGACAGCTTGCCCCGGTTTGGCGTCTATCCCGTGGGCCTGGAATATTTTGCATATTTCCAGCTCTCCGCCCCGGCCTTTGCGTTGGCTCCTAGCCCCCAATGTTTCATCACTCCGATCGTAAAATAAAATGAGCCCCCAACCGTTCCAGCGAACTGCAACGGTCAAGGGCTCAATGGCACATCCATATTAGATTTTTTGTATTATAGCACACTTTTCTTAATATCGCAAGTATTATTATCGCTGCTCAATGTAGTCCAGTCCCCTGGCCCTAGAAGCATTTCCCCCTCCCAGCCACAGCCGCTTTTGCCCCAGCGGCGGCACTGTACCAGCACTCCCCGGCACACGGCTCCGGTCTGGAGGGGGTTCAGCTTTTTCCCGCAGCGGGGACAGCAGTACCACCACCGCCCACCTACCTCTCTAACCATAGCCGCCTACCGGAGCAAAGCCCGGGTAAACCGGAGAATCAACTCAAGCTCCAGCACACTGGCCTTATTCAACAAATCAATGATTTTCGCTTTCATGCTGTACCTCCTCCTTAGTCAATGTCTGGAGAACATACAAGATTCCCCGAAGATCACGATCACTGAGCTTGTCTAACAGTCTGATGATCTCCGCCCTCATACCTCGTCCTCCTCTCTGAGTATTTCAGGCTCCTCCGACAGCAGCACCGTCAGGGCGTTTAAAACCTTCTCCGGGTGCTTACAGCGGGCCAGCTCCTGGGCCACCCTCCACACGTTTGGGTATTTGTCCTTCATACTGCCGCCCCCTTCTTCGGTAACTCGATGACATCCCCTGCAACGTCCCGCAAATAATTGTCCCAGCACATGGTACAATCGCCGGTGCAGTCCTCAGAAACCATGCACGAATAATACCGGCGGTCCGGCGGGCATTGGTCCTGTAAAATCATACGCGCACAGTCCCAAAGGTCACATTCTTTTTTTGTCAAACAAAAAACCATACTTGAAATCCTCCTCAAACCGTGGTATCATTGGAGACGGAAACAGCCGGTTTAATCTGTTCCGCTTCGCCGTCCTGGGTGTTGGTAGCACCCTGGGCGGCTCTTTTTACTACGCTGGCAATCTCGGCGACGACCTCCCGGTCGGTCTTCCCCGTGAAGCGCTCCGGGAAGGTCTCACGGGCCTCTGCGCACACTTGGGTCAAGGTACAGTCGCAGACCTCGCCGGGGTCCAGGTTCGCCCCGCAGTGGGGGCAAGCTTTGAAATAGCTCATTGGTCATCCTCCTCTCCAGGCGTAAACAGCATACCAACGGTACCGTTGCCCAGAATAACAATCTTTGCGCCCAGCTCCCGGGCCGTGGTCAGGCGGCAGCCGCCCTCGGGCTGATCCGGGTATCGGTCGTGGCAGTCCCGATCACAAGGCTTTTTGCCAATAGGGCAGATTAACTGCTTCATGTTTTTCTCATCTCCCATCCATACCGCTTTGCGGGTGAACCGTCCTTCTGGAATAGTCTCCGGGACGGCTCGTTAAACTCCAGCTTGACTTTACCCCTTGCGCCGAACTCCCGGTTTTTGAGAATGGTCAGTAGGGAAGAATACCCTAACTCTTGCACTTTTTCTTCGGGGACCCTCTCGACCTTGAACACATTGTCCGCCCGGTTTGTAATATCACCGCTGCCGCCCACGTCGTCAGCCTCCAGGGGCCGCTTTCCCTCCGTTTTCCGGGGGTGGGCTACCAGGTGTACATGTACCCCCAGCCGCTTGCAGAAATCCGCTAGACGGCCCGCAAAGGCCGATTGTGCCCGGTAATAGCCTTGCTCCGCCTCGCCCCGCAGCTGGGCGGTCATGATGTTGTCAACGAGGAAGGTGTCGCAGCCATACCGGCGGTGGGCTCCCTCGAACAGCCGCAGGATCGTGTCCTCATCGTGAGCTCCCTTGTCTTTGATGTCGGTAAGAAACAGGTTTCCGTCAAACCAGCAGTCGATAGGCCCCTTTACATCATCGCAGACGGTATAATATTCCTTGCCGGTCCAGGGGTCCTCCAGTTTGGTCACGTGGAGATAACCGGCCGCCTGTTGGCGGATAACCCGCTTGAATTGCTTTGCTGGCAACTCCCCGGAGTAGGCACACACCCGGTGCCCCTGATTGATAGCGTCCAGCAGGATTTGTCCCAGCAAGGTCGATTTTCCCTCACCCCTCCGCCCGGTCCAGACGGACAGCTCCCCCGGAGCAAAGCCGCCTATCTCCCGATCCAGCAAGGCCAGACCTGAGCTTGTCCGCTTGGTGTTGGTTTCACCGTCGCAATCTATCTGCGTGCCCACGTTGAGCAGACCGGGGGAGGGAAGCTCCTCAGCGTCCAGGACAAGCTGATCTATGGCTGACAGGCCGTAGTTTTCCCGCAGCTCCAGGGCAGAGGCGCAGCCGTGAAAAGCGTCCTTCCCTGGAATGAGGACCGGGAGGGGAAAGCGGGCTTGCAGCTCACTGGCAATTTCGTCCCGTGTCGAGCCAGGAGGTACGGCCACCAGGATGTACGGATACTGGCAGACAAACTCCGACCACTCTGTCAACTCCCGCCAGGGTGCCTGCAACGCCTTGCAGACGGCGTTGATCTGAATGGCTTGCACGTCCTCAGCATTCGCACACCAGAACAGGCCGTACGGCTCCGCCTGGGGGTCCATGAATCGAGACTCGAACAGGAGAGGTTTATTTCCAGTAATCATCCTCGGTCCCTCCCCTCTGCTCTGCCTTGTTCCGACGCTCCCAGTTCCTGACGGCGGCCCGCCAATCCTTCATGGTCTGCCCCCCGTTGAGCTTCCAGCCTCGGGCGGAGTAGTAGTCGATAAATGCGGCGGGGTCGATCCCGTTCTTCCGCTCCGAACAGTAGGCCTCGACCTCGGAAACATCAGGCGGAGCAAAGCGGGGGCGCTTGGGCGGCTTGTCCGCCCCTCCCTCTCTATCCGTTAGGATAGATATATCTGCTTCTGCTTCTGCTTCTGCTTCTCTAAGGCACCCTATAGGGGGGCTATCATTGGCTATAGGGGGGCTATGGGATGGTATAGGGGGGCTATTGTTCCCCCATCTGTTTTCAGCTCCCTTTTTCCCGCTCTCCACAGATTTTTCAAAATCCCTTTTCGCTTCGTCTATGTAAGGACGGATGACGCAGAACACGGTGAAGGCCTGGGCGGTCAGGCTACCAGCTGGAATGTCCTCACCATCGAAATAACGGAAAGCCGCTTTCAGTCCGGCTCCCGCCGCCCTGTCACTGACGGATTCCATAACTGCCCTCTGATGAGAAAACATCTTCCACCAAGTGACACGCTTCTCTTTGCTCAATTACCCACACCTCTCCGCTCGTGCCCATGCTGGAACAGCCACTCAGCTTTTTGCCGCTCCTCATGCTGCTCCACCAGCTTGTCCAGGTCCACGGTGACAGTCACCTTGTCAGGTTGGCCGATCTCGATCACGGTGTATCCATGCCGCTCACACAGCCGCTCAATCAATTCCTTGGAGGACTGGCCTACCACCCCGGCGGCCCGCAGCTGGTCACGGGTCACGGTGACGGTGATTGCCTCCTCCTTGCCGGTGCGGTGGTCGTGAGCCACCACGGGGAACTGCCGTAGGGTCAGGTTGATTTGGTTCGTCACGCTGTATACACCCCTTTCAAATAGTCCATGAGCTGGTCAACGTCCACCAACTTCTTTTTTCCCACGGGTACGTGGGGCACCTTCCCAGTGTTGATTAGGCCACGGATCGCCCGCAGTGTTACCGCCGTCTCCGGGTCCTCGGTCTTAATGACGGCAAGCGCCCCCTCCGCCGTCCGCATTCTTGGTGTGGTCATGGTTACACCTCCTCCAGCAGCTCCGCCGGGGTGACGCCCAACGCCCTGGCAAGAGCTTGGGCCGTGGCCAGCGTGGCCCGCCCGCCGTTGTTGATTCGACTGACTGTGTTGACCGAAACTCCGGCCAGTACTGCCAGATCACGTGCGGACTTCACTTTTGCGTTGAGCATTGCAATACCTAACTTATTTTTGCTCAGCTTGTACATTTTTCGCTTGCAACTCCTTCCTTCGTGTGGTAAGATGTGGGTATCGGTTGAGTACACCCGTATTATAATCCGTGTGAACTAAACTTGTCAATGTATTTTTACGGGTAAACTAATATTTATTGAATCTGCACAAAAATGTGGGGTGGTTTTGTGTTTTATGACAGATTTGTTGGGCTGTGTAAGGAGCGTGGTGTGTCCCCATCTGCTGTTATGGTGTCGATAGGGCTAAACAAATCAAACGCAACTTTCTGGAAAAAAGGCTCTATCCCCAAAGGCAGCACCTTGCAGAAACTGGCTGACTATTTTGGGGTGTCAGTTGATTATCTGCTGGGGAAAGTTTACACACTAGACGGTGTTATTTTCAGCGATGGGACCGGTTTTGGGGGTGGTAGCGGGTCCGGATCTGGCTTTGGCGATGGAACTGGATATGGTGGACCAATTCCCCAATTACCTGATGAGGACGAAGCAGATAATTTTGAAAAAGGATTAGAGAAACTTAGCCAGACTGCACGGGCTTCTTTGGAAGTACAGCTATCTTCCATAACGGAGGATTTATCTTATAATGACCTTGAAAATTTGGTAAAGTATGCCCTGTTTATCCAATCTCAGGCCACACCCGCCCCCCAGCCGCCCACAGAGGCCCCACAAACGCCTCCAGCTCCGCAGGAGAGTAAAGATACCACCCCGCCCCCGGAGGGCACTGAGGGGCCGCAGGAGGGGGGGTAGGGGAACGAAATTTCGTTCCCCTGATGAACAGCCCCCAAATCTGGGGCCTCCTGAAATTTCAGGAGGCCGGCGCAAATCTGGGGTCTGCTGAAAATTAAGCACTCCCCCAAACCGGGGAGCAAAAGCCCCAGGCCAGGACGGCCCAGGGCAAAAATTCACTCTGTAATCGGTATGTTTCATCATGTTTCGTATTCGTTTACCTGTTGACAAAATCAATACAAGCGGTTATACTGAGAATAGAAAGGGCGTTGCCGGTAGACGGCCAGCCCCTAAGACAAATTACTCAAAGAAGTAACCGCACTCTGTGGCTGGAGGGGCGGTTACTTCTTTTTACCCTGGATGAACAGGCCGCAGATACCGATGATAACCAGACACAACTGCAAGACCTCTGATGTACTCATTGGGCAGCCCCCCTTTCATAAGATCAGGGGGCAGAAGTCGCCCCCTGTCCGGGGACAAACCGCCTACCGCATGGCAACGCTGAAAGATGATTCTTTCCTGTTGACAGCATACCACATCATTTTCCAAAAAGCAATAAAAACCGCCTGGAGTGCTGCTAACGCTCCAGACGGCAAATGCACAACAATACCAGGTCGCTAAACAAGGCACCCTTGCGCTCTTTTATGATAACATACCAGGGCCGGGGTTGTCAAATCAAGAAGGAGGATTTTCACAATGGCAACCTATACAAAGCGCGGCAACTCGTACCGGCTCCGGGCCTCCTGCGGGTATACCCCGGAGGGCAAGCAGATCATGAAGTCGAGGACATGGACGCCCACCCCAGGCATGACGCCGAAGCAGATCGAGAAGGAGCTGAACCGGCAGATGGTTCTCTTTGATGAAGAGTGCCGGGGCTCCTCCCTCACCGACGGTCACATCAAGTTTGAGACCTTCGCCGGGCAGTGGTTCAAGGAGTACGTGGAGAAGGCCCTGGGCAAGCGCACGCAGGCCAACTACAGGCAGCTGGCCCCCAGGATATACCAGGATATCGGCCACCTGTACATGGACAAGATCACGCCCAGGCAGATACAGAAATTTATTAACAGCCTCAGTGAGCCGGGGGCGAACCAGACACACCCGGACCGCGCCCTGTCCCCCAAGAGCGTCAAAAATCACCTGTCCCTGATCTCCTCCGTGTTCACTTACGCCATCAAAATGGGCATGCTCCAATACAACCCCTGCCGGGCGGTCACGCTGCCACCGCTGGAGACGGGGAAGGAGAAGGTCTGCTATACCCTGGAGGAGGCACAGGCTTTCCTTGACGCCCTGGCCAGCGCCCCGATCCGCTGGCAGGTGTTTTTCTCCCTGGCCCTGTTCGGCGGGTTCCGTCGGGAGGAGCTGTGCGGCTTTGAATTTGAGGACTTCGACTTTGAGCAACATACTGTCTCTGTCCGCCGCGCCTCCCTCTATACGCCCCAGGATGGGATCATCACCGCCCCCACCAAAACCACCAAGAGCCGCCGCACTCTGAAGCTGCCGGCATGGATATTCGACCTGGTGAAGCAGCTCCGGGCAGAACAGACCTTGCAGCGGCTGGCCCTGGGGGATCAGTGGCGGGAGTGTGGGCGTCTGTTCACCAAGCAGGACGGCTCCCCTATCGGCCTCCAACAGCCCTATCAATGGCTCCAAGGATTTTGTCAAGAAAAGGGTCTGCCCTTCTATGGCGTCCACCAGTTCCGCCACCTGAACGCCTCCCTGTTAATCTACAATGGAGAAGATGTGCGGGCCGTCTCTGCCGCCCTGGGCCATAGCCAGACCTCCACCACACTGAACATATATGCCCACACCTTCGAGACAGCCCAGGCCCGCGCCTGTGACGCTCTGTCCGAAGCTCTGCCGGTGAAATTCGGGCGGAAGCGGGCGTGAAATTTGGTCATTGTTTGGTCGTTATTCAGATGTAAAACAATGACCAACGCCACCACAGCATGAAACACAGAGCGTAGAAAATGCAGTGTTTTCAACGGTTACAGGGGATTGCGGTACATAACGAATAATAACAAGTCCTTTTCAAGTCCTGTCCCCGCAACCAATTTCACCTAAGACGGATTTCAGCGTGCTTTGCATGTTGAAGTCCGTTTTAGTTTCTCCTGGGGTGGCGTCTATCCGCTCAATGAGGAGGTGGATTGCCTTTTCATCTGCGCTGGCCTTCAAGACCTCCAGCCATGCCTTGATTTGCTCAACGGTAAAGTCCGTTGGCGGCGTGGTTTCCTGAAGCTGGGCAATCTCTTCCTTGATGGTCTGCATTTGTTCGCCAATGTCGGCCACTACAGCGGGCGGCAAGGCCCCTGTGGCCAGATTCTTCATGAGGGCGTCATACTCCCCCTGCTTCGCCTGTATGCGCTTCTGGAGGGCCTTGTTGAAGTCCTCGACCCGGTTCTTCTCCCCGGCCTGATACTGACGCAGAGCGGCGGCGATCTTGTCCTGATTCTCTGGAGACAGGAGCTTGTGGAGGTAGTCCACGGCGGCCTTGTCCACTTCCTCCATGCGGATTGAGGGAGCGCCGCACTTTTTGGAACAGTAGTAGCGGAAATATTCATGCCCCTTGCTGACGGACCGCGCCCCGTGCATTTTTGCTCCACACTGGCAGTACACCAGGCCGCTGCACAGATACCCGGCCTTTTTCCCGGTCTGCTTTCTCTCTGTCATAATGCGCTGCACCTCCATAAACTGGGCCTTGCTGATGATCTGCGGCAAGGCGTTTTCTATTCTGATAGCGTTGGGCTTGCTCCGCCGGTCCTCCCGGCGCTCCTCCTCCTGGGGGGTGTAGATGTATGTCCCGGTGTACTTCTCATTTCGGAGCATTTCATATATCTGTGTGTATTTGATGGGCTTGCCCCGCTTGCCGGTAATCCCGCCTCCAGCTCATTGACCACATACTCCTGATTGACCACATCATAGCCAAAGGGAGCATACCCGCCGTTGTGCTTCGCTTTCATGGCCGTCTCCCGGTGGCCCTTTTTCGTCTCGCTGGAGAGGTTGTCCAGGTAGTATTCTGACAGCGACCACATAAGAGTTTTCATGATCTTCGCCTCGGCACTGGAGCCGAAGTCCTGGGCCACGGCGATCAGCTCCACGGCCCGGTCTTTCAGCTTCTTTTCCAGGTTGACATGTTCCCCCAGGTTGCGGGCCACCCGGTCATACTTGTGGATGAGGATGGTATCAAAGCGGCCCTTGTTCACGTCCCGCAACAGCTTCTGATAGGCTTTCCGGCTGGCCGTCTTGGAGCCTTTACCGCTGACTGCTTCATCTGCGTACACCTCCAGGACGGCATAGCCCTTGCCGGCCGCATACTCCCGGCAGGCCCGGACCTGGGCGTCTATGCTGGCCTCGTCCTGCTTGTCTGAGCTGTACCGGGCGTAGATTACGGCGTCCTTCAT